ATAATTTCTCTACCCGCAGCGGAGTTTTCATCAAAATCTTGAAAACGTTCAAAAGATTTTCTAATACTGATATCTACACTCCTACGCATATGACGTAGAGTAGTTCTCATTACAAAACTTTTACTAAATGGCTTATCATTTACCATGCTTTTACCTATACTATTAAATTAAATGGTTAAAGGAAGGGCAAAAATGCCCAACCTTATTTTATATAAAAATTAAGAAGCAGAAATAGTTGCTGGACCTACGAAGTCTGACTGAGCAGACAGAGTAACGGTTGCAGTATTTGCATCAGTTAGCTGTGGGTTAACAAGAATTGCTTCAATTTTACCAATCCAGTAAAATTCTGTATTATCCGCTGCAATAGTAGTGTCAGCACCTTCATCCTGAGTAACAGGAGAAGCAGCCATCATAAAGCGGAAAACAACGGTTTGGCCGATAAGATCGTGAATAGCAGTCATATCGTTAGGTACGTAGTTTACAGTAATTTCAAGAGAAGGCGCGTCGGCCTGACCTTGTACCTGTGAAGAGGTTGCTTGACCATAAACAGGAACGTTAACAATGTTTGCAGGAGTACCTACAGAGGGGAATTCACGAACAGAAGGCATGCGGACATGATCTGCATCAGCTGTGCCGGGAGTAGTACCAACGAATAGGGCAGCAAATTCAGTAGAAGTGTCAGTGCCATCAGGGATAGTACCGGTGTACATGTCTAGGTAAGAATAGACACCAGCCTGTAGTGAAGAAATATGAGTCATTTTTTAGTCTCCATAATAATTGAATGGTATAAAGTAAGATGCGCTATAAAGCGTTTTATTGTCAGGGTCTAACCCCTCGCTAGATAAATAAGATGTTTTAAGACTTATTCCGTTGCTAAAATTTTTGTTTACAAAGTAAGATTCGAGTATATCAGAAATTTCCATGATTCTCTTTTGACCGTCTCCAGCTCTAACAAAGATCTTGAAAGCAATCAATCCAGATAATTCTTTTTTACCGCCATAGCTGTGGTTACTGCTTGAAGAAGGTAGGATTGAAATACGACAATACTCTTCTTTGTTGTTGATTGAACCTTGATAATTAGAAGGATAAACCTCAATACCTTGGTTTTTCCAAGAGGCGCTTGCAAGAACACTAGTAATTGTAGTTAGTAGTTCATTATACATTTATCCCTCCCTTGTTAGCATAAGAGAAATAGTAAACCCGTTATCTGAGTAATCAACAATGTTAAATTCTTGTCTTCCGATAGTAATAAAGTCATAAACAGACATGTCATAGCCGGATCTCATAAGAACCTCTGTTACATATTTATTGTTTACAACTTTCTTAGTAGTTTGAACAATAACTTCGACTTCTTGTCTTCGCTTAGAAGATTTTGTCTCGTTAGTGCTGAAATCAAACTCAGATGTAATTTCAGAGTAAAGCGTTGCAGGTTTAACTAAGTCTCCTGCAGCAGAAAAGGCTTTCTCTACTGCTGCTTTGAATTTAGCTTCTAAAGACATTAATTAGCCCTCCACCAAGAAGCACCTTGACCAAAAGATCCTTGTTTGACAATACCTCTTAGAAGCTTGCTTACAATACTTGGTCTAATCGGAATTCTTGTAACATCAGAGTTACTATCACTTACGCTAAGTGAACCAATAGAAATGCTTTCAAAAGTCTGAGTACTTTCTGTCAGAAGGTCTTCATTATTTACAAGATGAAGCGCCTGTTCGTAAACCGCTCTTTTAACATTAGCCGGAATCTCAGCTTCGGAAAAACTAATTTGTTGACCAAGTCTTTGATCAAAATAAATTGCGTTTTTCCGAGGCCAAGCAAGGTCTTGAGAAGAGCTAACGGCATAACCAATCCAAGAATTGTTATCAATTAAAGTAGTAGCAGTCACTAAAGCTTGTTCTTTTACTTCATCTCCTGCATCAAACCAATTAGCATTGTCAATTCTTGATTCAAGGTATAGATCCGCTTCTTCAACAGTAACGTAACTATTTTCGTTTAAGGTTAGTGCCATTAGCTTTTCCTCTTATTTTATTAAGCGTGGAAGATTGGTAGAATACCAAGGTTTAGACTATCCATCTTACGATCCCAGCTTGCAGCAGCACCGAACTGAGTGTTAGTTGCAAAGGCATTAGTTGCACCAGCCCAGTCATAACCCATTGGATGCATGATAAAGCCGTAACGATACCAAACGTTAGTTGAACCACCGCCGGTATAAGAGGCTGCATTACGGTCTACTTCAACAGGAGTTGGAACACCAACAGGTGCGAAGGTAACAGATTCAGGCTTAACAACGAAGGTACACTTAGCTGAACGTGCATTAAGATCACCAGTTGCGGTGCCAGAAATCATCTGGTTAGCGCGGGTCATGATTAGGCGGAATTTACCACCGAAGATGGTCTGGAATTCTAGGTTGCCATCGGTGATAACAGTCTGGTCAATTAGGTTAGCAGCGCGTAGTTCTGCAAGCATCTCAGGAGAAGTGACAAGGTACATATAGTCAGGTTCATAGTCTTTAAATGCCATACCAATAGCTTTGAAGAGACGCTCACCACGAGCAGCACCAGCAGCAGAGGAGTCAAATAGACGACGCTCATCGGTTGAATCAGTAGCAGCAGAACCGAATTCACCGGCTGCGTTAACATCAACGAAGAAACCAGTAGCAGATGCATCAGCATCAGTGTCGAAAGCTACGATACCGCCGTTACCTGCGTCACCAGCATCGCCAAGGGCGACTTCGTGTTGTGCAACACCTTTTAGAACTTGTAGAAGAGCGTTATGCTCGTCTTGGGCGCGTACTTCAGCAAAGTCGTTTGCGATCTTCATGAGACCGTCTTCTTTTGACACGACTTCTTGTAGGTTTACCTGTTGTGCACCGAAGGTACGAACGGTTTTAATGTAGTTCGCTACATCGGTTGCAATATCAGTGTAGGTACCATCATTTGCGCTTGAAAGAGATGCAACGTTAATGTTTGCAACTAGTGGCTTGTACCAACGGAACTGACCAATAAATGATTCACCATCTGCGGTAATGTCATCACGAGTCCCAACAATACCAGTTGAGTTAAGCTTCTTTTCGAAAGTATACGCTTCGTCTGCGTAGGCAGAAATAGCGATAGCAATGTTCTGAAAGTCAGTATTTGTAATAGTCATTTTTCATATCCTTATAATAGATAATATTATTAATATTTAAAATTACCTAATTTGCCTTCACGAGCCGCTTTTAAAATCTCTTGAGTGCTCATTTCAGTAATTTTCTTTGTTTGTGTTGTATCAGAATTTTTGAAGGCACCGGATTTACCTGCACCAGAATTTGATTTGGTTTTAAATAAGAAAGAGTTATCTTCTTCTTTTGAGTAACTTTCAACAAAATCAGAGATAGATTTACCAGAGGAATGAACCCAATTACCATTATCATCTTGGGTAAGTTGATCTACAATATCACGGTAAGCCATATCTTTGCTGCGTTCATTTCTAAATTCAAGTGTAGCTAGTTTAGAATGAAGAACTTGGTCGCGCTTAAGCTTGACGTTCTCTTCCTCAATTACCTTGAGCTTAGCTTCTAGTTCTGCAGCTTTCATTTCAGCAAGCTCTTGTAGCTTACCTTCTTTTTCAAGCTGCTCCATCTTAGCTTTCTTTTGTTGTTCTTCTAGTTCGGCTGCCTTTTTAAGAGCCTCATCACGAGCTTTAGCCATGCGGTCCATGTTGTCTTTCATTTTGGCTAGTCGTTCTTGAACTTTTTTCTCTAGCTCATCTTCTAGAGAATTGTCATCTGGTTTAGAATCATCAGGTTTTTGTTGATTATCATCTAGATCATCATCTTGATTTTGAGTATCCTCTTCAATCACCTTATCATCATCGTTTACATTATTTTGTTTATCATCACTCATTGTTATTTTCCTTTAAGCACAGCTTAATTGTTTAATTAATAATAATCACGACTATTACAAATATTCATGATTTTCAGTTTAAGGTCCAATACCATACCAATCCAAACCTTCAGTAAGGGGTGATAAAACATCGTCTCTTGTAATTGCATTATCAGGATCAATAAGCCCTTGCTCTCTGGCAAGTCTTACTAATCTGTTATAGCTTTGTCTGCTTAGCCCTCTGCGCCGCATCTCTTTAAGAGTGTTTAGAACAGTTTGGCTTTCAACAGCATCTGCGTAAATTTCTCTTAACGCATCTCTTGCTCGGTTAGCTTCTGAGATGTTAGTAAAAAACGCATCGTGAATTGTTGCTGTATCCACGTTATTTCTTCTTCCCCATAAATGAAACCTTCTAACGATAGTTGCATCGTTGCTGTGGTTTCCATTTACACCAAGACCAATCCCTGCATCACCAATAGATGACTTACCTAATAGCCTTGCATCTTCTGCAGCAGATTCATAGATGTTCTGAATTCTACGACCAGTAATAGCGTCTCTAAATTCAATTCTTTCTTGAAGTCTTGGTCTGTATCTTTGTGTCATTACTTTACCATCGAAAGTAACCCAAGGTATGTCAACTTGCTTGGTTTCTGTTACAAACAATCTACCAGCTTGTTTCCAAAAGCTAACGAAATTGTTAGCAATAGGTGCTCTTTCAGATAAGTTTCTTGACATGATTCTAGAAATTTGTGCAAACTCTTGAGGTCCAATTAATCCACGTCTGGTATTGGTCAAGGTTCTTACAAACTCTGCAACATCGGGGTGTATTTCTTCAGCTTGTTTTAATAACATCCTACCAACAG